AAAGGTCGTAAAAAAAGGACTCCGAAGAGTCCTTTTTAATTGCTTGTTACCTAAGTAACTATTACTGGAAGCTAACGCCTGCAATAGTAACAGTACCTAAGTAATCAGCTGCGTTACCAAGTGATGACGCAGTGTTGTTTAGCTCAACATAACCATAACGTGTCATGAATGATACGACTGGCTCAAATGTATCTGGGTCTAGTACTACACCGCTGCTCATCAATGGAATGTATGGGCAGTAGAATGCAGCAGCATCAGATTCTGAAGAACCTTTGTAACCAACTAGTACAGCTGAATCGTCTGCACTGTATGTGTTTACATAGATTTTCATAGCATTGTTCAATGTACCAACAAACTTAGTGTTTGTAGGTGCTTCAAACGAACCTTCAGTTGTTCTTGCAAACGCTGAAGTAGTTGCTGATTGTAGAACAGTTAGTGCCTGTGGAGACACAACAGCCCAGTTACCAGCGCCACGACGTGTGCGTTGTGCAATAGTGTTTGCAACACGGTTGATTTGAACAGCTAATGCAGCGTGTTCGTCACCAACGAATGTAGCAGTACCACTAACACCTGCTTGGTTGTATGCTTCTTGGTTGCTTGACCCTGCAAGTGCAGTTAGTGAAGCTAGTACTTCTTGGTCGATTTCAGCAGTAATCTCTTGTGCCAAAGCAGCCATGATTTCAGCTTCAACGTCGATGCCATGTTGTGACTGTGCGTCTTGCGCAGCCTCAAATGTCCAACGTGCTGATAGCTTACGTGACTTAGCTTCAACAGTCTGTTTCAAGATCTGAATGCTTAGTTTGTTACCAGCAGCACCTTCTAGTGAAGCAGTTGTATCTGCTTTACCAGCACCAGCACCGGAGTACTGTTCAGCAATTTTGAATGGGCTTAGAGCTTCTTCGCCTGCTGTAGTTGTTTGTGCGCTGTCGGCAGTGTTAGTTACTGCATCTGCGTAACGAACACGTAGTGTGTGGATCTGACCCACTGGTCCTGTCATTGGCTGTACACCTACCAACTCGTTTGCAATAACGGTTGGCATTACACGTCTAATAACTGGTAAGATAACTCTGTTTAGAGTTGCAACATTACCGGCAGAAGTAGCACCTGCAGTAGCACTTTCAGACAAATACTTGCGAGTATTTTCTAGAGTTGCTTCCATAACAGATTTTTTATTACCTGTTAGTCCTTCAACTAGGGCACCTTTGGTCTCCTGCCAGCGACTTTCTAGTAGTTCTGACATTTTATTCTCCTTAAAATTATATTCCAGCTAGACGCTTAAATTCAACCAAGTTGTCTTTTGCGTCTGCTTGTCTACTAACGTTAGTTTGCGATTGTTCGCGATTGCCTGTAATTTCTTTGCCTTCTGTTAATTTCGCCTTTTTGGCTGGAGTGTTACCGTCAATAACTGCCGGTAGGTACTTGTCAAATGACTTACGTAAGTTAGCCGTTTGTACAGATTCCAGTAAATCCATCATAATTTCCTTCTGATCCTTACTTAAAGGAGACATAAGTTCATTAATCGTGTCTTTGCGAGTTGCTGCTTCAACTAAACGCTTCTTCTCAGTTGCCTGAGCTTCTGCAAGTTGTTTCGCTTTTGCTGCAAATGTTTTTGCTTCTGCTAATTGCTTGTCCTTAGTTTTAAGAACATTCAATAGTTTGGCTGTTTCTGACTTCTCATTTAAGTAAGAGCCAGCATATTCAGAAGCAAATGCTTCGAATAGTTTGCGACCGAAGTCGTTTCTACGTGCTTCTTCAATATCTTCTTTCAGTGCGCCAATTTCTCCCTTAAGAGCTTTGTCAACTGTTTCTGATACTGCTTTAGCACTTCTTTCGATAAAGTTAGTTTTAACTTTAGCGAAGTGTGTTTTAGCTTCACGTACTAAACGTACTTTTGTTTCAGCTAAGTCTTTTTTGTCTTCATGGAACTCTGCAATTTCTTTTGCAAGTGCTTCAACAACAAATTCTTCAAGTTTTCCGAAGTTTTGTGCCATTGCTTTTTGATCTTCATGTAGTTCACTAACTTCTTTAGTAAGTGACTCCATTACAAAACCTTTTAGTAGGTCTGCATTTTCACGCATTTTGACTACATACTTTGCACGGGCTTCTGCTAACTGCTTACGATCTTCAGCAAATTCAGCAATTTCTTCTGCTAAACGCTCAGAAACAAGTGTGTCAATGGCTTCAACCATTGTTGACTTGTCATGCTCATACTTTTGAGCAAACTCTTCGCGTAATTCAGCAGTAACTTGAGTACGATTTTCTTTGATCTTCGTGTCCCAAGCCTCTTGAATTTCGTTGCGCACTGATTCTGAAACTACATCATTTTCAAAAAGTGTTTTTAGTGCATCCAACATATTATTTTCTCCTCGTTATTGGAGTTTGCTGATTATATTAATCAGCGATTCCTTTAGATACTTTTGTGCCTTTGGGTCTTCTTTTGTTGCCTGTGCTAGTTCGTATGCCTTGTAGCCGCCACGTGCATTCATTAAATGCTCGTAGATTGGTGTTGGGTATGCGCCTGGAGCACTTGGTTGTGCAACAACGTCTACCGTAATAATTTCAAAGTCGGAAACTTCATTGCCGCCGTCCTCTGATACGTTACCAGAGCCCCTACTGGAAACACCTAATTTAACACCTGCTTGAATCATAGTGCTAACTAACTGTCCCATAGGGGTTGGTAGAATTTTTAACTTGCCATAACCGTTTGGTCCATCCATCCACATATCTGTGATCATATGGCTTACACGATCTAAGTTAATGTTAAGGCCTTCTGGATGATCAACTTCACCGAGAACACTGTATCCTCCACTAATTTGATCATTGAGAGTTTTGACAGCCCTTCCAATCTCGTTTACAGGATATACACGCTGGTTTGCATTACGCACTCCGCCTTGTATGCAGATACCTTTCATAAAAAGGTCTTTGCCCCCGTTGGGATTTTCAGTAGACTCAACGACCATATTCGCTTGGTCAAACGTCAAATGCTCTCGTAAGTTTTTCATTCAAACTTCCTTATTTTGCTCTCTTAGGTGCGCCGTTTAATGGGCTTCCTGCACCTTTGTCAGCAGTTTCGCCTGCGCCTTTTTTCTCAGCGCCGTGGCCTTTTGGCTGTGCTTTCATTGACTTAGAAGCTTTTCCGCCTGGTACATTAACATTTCCTAGGTTATCTTCTTTATCTGAAGGATTAGCTAGTCCGCCTTGTGTACCGCCTGTACCGCCGTCACCACCGCTTGCGATGTTTGCAGTTGTACCGCCCATATCATTTTTACCTGCTACTGGAGACTTAGTGTTTGCACCATTGTCGCCCATTTTAGCTGATACTTTTTCAACATACTCGCGCATTTGCTCGCCTGCTGTTTTAGGCTGCTTAGACTCTTCAACTTCTTCTTCGTCGTCGTCGTCGTCTTCGTCAGTAGCTTCGTCTACTTCTTCGTCTTCAGCTTCGCCAAAGTATAGAGACTCTTCTTCAGTCTCGTCTTCACCTTCTTCGTCGCCGCCCATGTCATCCATGTCGCCTTCGTCGTCGGATCCTTCTTCACTTTCACCACCTGCCATCATTTTTTCAAATTCAGCTTTTAGGTCGTCTAGTGCATCTTCTAGGTCTTCAACACGATCTTCAACATCGCCTTCTTCACCTTCATCTTCTTCACCTTCTTCGTCGTCGCCAGCTTCGATGTCACCCATCATGTCATCAGCTGGATCGCCGCCCATATCCATTGGGTCAGCTTCGACTTCAAATTCGTCCAAGTCAAAGTTTTCGTCTAGATCTTCATCTGACTCATCTACTTCTTCATCTGACTCATCTACTTCTTCGTCGGAAGCTTCGTCGACTTCTTCGTCGGTAGCTTCATCAACTTCTAAATCATTTTCTAATAGTCCTTCGTAGATGTCTCTTGACTTTTCTACGACAATCTCGTGAAATAGCTCTTCAGCGCCAGCTTTATCTTCATTGATAAGACGCTCAAGCATTTCTTCAAACTTATTGCGATCTGCCATTTTTTTCTCCTAAATTAAAATGTTATACCTATACTTATGGTAAGGCTGTCAATTGTATTTAGTGTATAGGGTAAAAAGTATGTAGATATAGGCTCAAAACAAGCCTTTTTTCTGCGGCTACAGCAAATTAAAGGAATTTTTGAATTCCTTTACTGTAATATGCTCCAAATTTCCGTATCTTGCTAAGGGTTCTGGAATAAAACTGTTTTCATCTTCTATTACTCTTATATATCTCTTTTTGTGATTTTTCTGTACTATAAGAGCACATTGGCGTAACCAATTGCCATAATATGTTGCTTTGTCTGTTGACTTTTTATAGTTTGCCGAATCTGCAAATATGTTATTAATTCTATCAGTATTAGTTCCAATAAAATCAAATCCTAACATGTAAATTTGTTGATGTTCGTGTTCAGTGGCCATGTTCAATGCAGTTGGTCCTGAACTCCAGCCTTTATTGGGATGAAAGTAATTTAATTTAACAAGTTTACTATATGCTTGATTTGGATTCGTCCAAACTTCGTGTTTTTGTTGATATCCAGATTTGCATATTTCAAAAACCATTTTTGCATCTACAGCAATAAGATAATCGGGATTAAAAGTTCTATAAACGGCATTACAGGCATAAACCTTTCCGTATTGTTTTAGTGGATCAAGTGGAACGTCTTTTCGGCTGGTGCCGTTACCTAACACAAATGCTACCATTATACTCCGGCTTCAGCGTTTGCTGCAAGTCCATACATTTGGCGAACAAAGTCAAATTCGTTTGCTTGTTCTTTTTTGTGTAGTTCAGCTGCTTTTCTAGCTCTATTAATTTGACGTAGAGATAAACGTGTTTTACGTGTGTCGTCAAGATCTATCGGAGACTCATCGTACTTTGGTTCATAACGATCGTTATTACCTAGCTCTAATGTTTCTTTATCAAAATAAAATAGTTCACGTAGTATCATATTGTATTTATGCCTTAGATTGTTTGTTCGCCCGCTGGAGGAGTTGCTCCGCCAACATCTTGACCTGTTACTGAATCAGGACCTGCGTCACTACCTCCGTCAAGTGGTGCTTCGCCGCCGGCAGCTTCATCTTCAATTCCTCCAAGATCGCCTTCAATGCCGGCGCCGCTAATACCAGCACCACGCATTTCACCTGCAGCATCACTAGGAGGTGGAGTTAGATTCTCATCGTTTTCTTCTTTCCATAGACGCTCGTTTTCTGCAAGCTCTTCGTCTGTCATTCCTAAGAAACGCTTAAGAGCAAATCTATTTGACATATAAGGAATAGCACTCATTTGTGTAAACGTCGGCACACGAGCATTATCAATTTCACTTTGACGATATGCAGCAAAGTTTTGCGGTGGTTGAAATCTTAAATCAAACATTGAAGTATCAATGTTTATGCCTTTTTCTAACAAATAGCGTTTAAACTCTTGATTAAATTCTTCAATTACTAACCCTTGTAAACGTTCGCAGTAAGTATTAAAGCGTAGTTCTTGAATATATGCTGTTCCCACACGTCCGTCATTATATTGTGCCCCAGCATCATCTGCTCCGGTCGGAAGGTACGAACTTGGGATACGTAATCCGCGTACTAGCTTATTAGTGAAATAACGTAAGTCGTCAATCTCACCTAAGTTAGTACCGCCTGGTAGTGTTTCAACTTTTGATCCTCTACCTTCTGCTGTTTGTGG